CGCCTCGCGCCTGTCATGCTTGGCTGGACAACAGCCACGACCCATACATAGCTGTTGGTACGTACAACAAGCTGTATTCCATTACATACAGCAATACAGCGTCAGACATTACGCCAACCGGACTTGTTGTTGGCGTTGATACAGCCGCCGAAAACCTATCCTTTGGCGGTAAAGCCTTTGGCACTGGTTCATACGGCGTTGAGCGCCCATCTAATGGCGTTTTGCAAGAGGTTACGACTTGGACGCTGGACAACTGGGGGCAAAACCTTGTTGGTTGCTCTACTGCTGACGGTAAGCTGTACGAGTGGCCATTAGCTGGTCTGGCTGCGCAAATAGCCAACTCACCAGAAAACTGCACATCGTTGATTGCAACGGCTGAAAGGTTCTTGTTTGCAATTGCTGCTGACGGCAACCCAAGAAAGATCGCATGGAGTGACCGCGAGGACAATACAACGTGGACTCCGGCTGCTACCAATGAAGCTGGCGACTTTGAATTACAGTCAGACGGCGAACTGATGATGGGAATCAAAATACGTGGCCGCACGCTGTTCCTAACAACCCGTGACGCGCACTTGGCCACATACTCAGGCCCACCTACCGTGTGGGGCTTTGAGAACGTTGGAACGTCCTGTGGCGTTATCTCACGCCATGCGGCTGCAAGCATTGGTGACGGCGCGTTTTGGATGGGTCGGCAAAACTTCTTCTTTTTTAACGGCTCATCTGTCCAAGCATTGCCCTGTGAGGTAATGGATCATGTTTTTACAAACATTAACCGTGAGCAAATGTCTAAGACCTACTGCGTCCACAACGGTCGGTTTAATGAAATTTGGTGGTTCTACCCATCAGGCGCATCTGTCGAAAATGACAGGTATGTTATGTACGACTACGCTGAATCGCATTGGTCAATTGGTGTACTAGACCGCACCTGTGGTGTTGACAGCGGCGTGTTCACGCGCCCAGTTTGGTTTGACTACGGCGCAACCGCATACAACCATGAGACTGGCAACGCATACGATGGCAATTTGCCATATGTGGAGAGCGGCCCAGTCAACATTGGCAGCGGCGACAACGTGATGCACGTTACGCAATTGATACCGGATGAGTTGGTTCAGGGCGAGGTGACCGCAACGTTTAAGACGCGCTTTTACCCAAACACGACTGAACGCACATATGGCCCGTACTCAATGTCAAGCCCAACTTCTGTCCGAATGACTGGCCGACAGATCAAGGTTCGGTTCACAGGCACAGAGTACAAGAACTGGCGAATTGGCACAATGCGAGTTGATGTCGTACAGGGCGGCAAGCGATGAGCCAAGTACCGCCACCAGTAGGCCCAGATTGGAAGCCTTGGGGTGAAAGGCTGCGTCAATACTTGGCAACTGTCCGCTCGAACTTGGCCACAAAGGTTGACTACGATTCGCCTGCTGTTGATGGCGTGGTGCTGTGGGATAGAGCAGGCTACCCCGTAATATCAAAGAACAACGAGTTTCGTCAGATTGTTTTAGCAGACGGCTACGCTTCACTTGCAAGGGCAACAAGCCAAACGGCGGCTTCTACCAATACAGCATACGCAATTGGCTGGGATACACCAACTTTCAATGACGGCATATCTCTTGACCCTGCGGACAACACCAAGATTGTCTTTGAGGAAGATGGCATTTATATGCTTTCTTTTGCTGTTGAGCTGTTGTCTAATTCATCAAGCGCAAAAAATGGTTGGTTTTGGCCAAGAATAAACGGAGCTGATGTTAGCGGTTCAACCATTAGAATTACGATGTCCAGCAATACTCACTTTATCGTAATGAGCAGGGTGGCTGTTTTCCCAATGACGGCTGGTTCGCATTTGCAAGCAATGTGGGCAGTAGATGACACAAACTTGTGGCTTCACGCCTCTGCCGCGACTGCGTTTGCTCCTGCCTCATCTTCTTGTTCGCTGGCTGTAACTAGGCTACGCCAATGACAGAACCTACTCTTGATGAAGAGTTTGAGCAATGCAAAGATTGGATTGAGTCTGCGTTAAAACTTTCGGGGGGTACGCACCTATTCCAAGATGTAGTTGAATGTGTTAAACTGGGAACTATGCAGTTGTGGAACTCACCAAAAGGCTGTATGGTTACGGAAATACTTGAGTACCCTCAAAGGAAGGTGTTCCACATCTTTCTTGCAGGCGGTGACCTAGACCAGATTAGGAACTTCAGCGATTCGGCAATCTACTTTGCCAAACTCAACGGGTGTTCTGCCATGACCTTAGCCGGACGTAGAGGCTGGGTCAAAGCCCTAGCCCAACTTGGCTGGGAAGAGAAATTCGCAACTATGAGCGTGGAGATTTAATTATGAGTGGTGGCGGCGGCAAAGGCGGGTCAAATACATCTGCACAATCAATCCCAGACTGGGTTCAAGGCCCAGCACAAGACAATTTGGCCAAGGCTAAGTTAGCTGGTGAAATCGGTTTCATGCCGTATTATGGGCCTGAAGTGGCTGGACTAAGTCCAATGCAAACACAAGGTATGCAGCGCACTCAAGACGCTCTATCAGCCTATGGTCTTGCTCCACAAGGTTCACAGTACCAAAGCAGCTTACCAGAACAGACCACGATGGGCGGTGTATCTGGCTACGGCTCTGGCAATCTATTTGACGCTGCTGTTGCTGAGTTGGGACGGCGCAACCCTGAGTTGGCCGCACGTTACGCGAGCGCAATGGCTCCAGTTGTCCGACCACCACCTCCACCTCCACCACGCGTACCAGTAGGCCTCTTGAGCAAAATGGGTGGCAGCTATAACGGCTATGGCGATTTTGGTGGCTTTGGCGGCTTTGGCGGCTTTGATGGCGGCGGTATCGGTGGCGCTATTGGCGGTGGCGGCGGTGTAGACGGCGGTGGCATGGACAACGGCGCGACAATGTAATGTGCGTCTCTTAAAGACGCGGTAAGGAATAAATCATGGCAGGTTCAGGTAACCCACAAAATCAACAGCCAAGCGTGTTTAACGCATCGGCCCAAGGTATGGGTCAGGCTGGTATAACGGCAGGCATGGAAACCATGTACCAGCCATCTACCATTGCTGGCACTGACATGAGCCAGTACATGAACCCATACGAGAACCAAGTAGTCCAGAACACAATGGGCGACTTGGACAGACAGCGTCAGATCGAAGCAAACCAACTAGGTGCGCAGGCATCAGCACGCGGCGCATTCGGTGGCTCACGCGATGCTTTGATGCAGTCTGAACTAAGCCGCAACTATGGCCAACAGATGGCTAATACGTCTGCGCAGATGCGCCAAGCTGGTTACCAGAACGCGCAGCAAATGGCTGGTCAGGACATCCAAACGGGCTTGGCTGGTTCAGCTAATCGTCAGAACGCAGCTACTAACCTTGGCCAATTGTCCAACCTTGGCTTTGGTCAGGGCATGGCTTTGCAACAGCAGTCGATGCAACAGGGCGCATTAGAGCAAGGCATCAACCAGTTGATACTAGACGCTGCTAAGAATCAGTACGCAGGTTACGCAGGCGCACCGGGTCAAGCCTTGCAGTACAACAACGCAGCGCTTGGTGTCACACCTACACCGACCACGACAACCGAGACAAAAAACCCCGGCTTGTTTGACTACCTGACTCTTGGTGCGCAGACTTATGGCGCAGTTAAGTCAGACGTGAACTTAAAAGATGACATTGTAAAAGTGGGTGAGTTTAGCGACAAAGTTGGGCTGTACAAGTGGAAGTGGAACAGCATCGCGAAGAAGCTGGGCATCAACACGCCTGAGTATGGCGTGCTGGCTCAAGAGGTTGAGCGCGTATTGCCAGAGGCCGTATCAATTGATTACGATGGCTTTAAACAGGTTCGTTACGACATGGTTTTAAAAGCATTTGCTTAGGGTTTAAAGATGGCAAGACAACGTTTACTTCCAGCTTTGCAGAATGGCTTGTTAGGCCTTTTGCAGGGTTCGCCTGCACAAAATCAAGGTGTGGCAGAAATTCAGGCCACACAGATGCCGCAACTGGTGCAAGCGGCACTAACTTTAGAGGTTAAATAATGGCTACAAGCAGATTGTTACCACTGGTGCAGCAGGCAGGAGCGGGTTTATTAGACAGGATTGTGCCTGCGCTAGAAGCCGCGCCAATGACCCGCTCTGCGCCAGCATTCGCTCAACCAGAGCAACCGCAAGCGCCAATGGTATTTCCTGAGATGCGGGCTGGCGGTGGTCGGTTCGTGTCAAATGAAGATGGCAAAATGTACAACGGACAGAACTTTGCAAAGCCTGCACCAGTTGAAGAGCCTTGGTATAAACGCCTGATGAACGACCCTGCTGCCATAGCGCAACTTGGCATTGGCTTCAATTCCATGCGCCTGAACCCAGACGCAGGCTTGGCGCAAGTCTTGAACGACCGCGTAAAAAGCATTGGCGCTGAACGAAAGCAAAACCGTACTACTGAGCAAGTTTCGTTACAGTTGAAGAACATGGGTATGTTTGAAGAGGCTGGATTAATTGAAGCCAACCCGGAACTAGCAGTGCCAATCTTTACGGCTATGCTCAAGACCAAAAATGGTGTCGAAGCAACGGCTGAAATGCGGACTTTTGCGGAGAGGACTGAGGGCATGAGTGAAAAGGAAAAACTTATGGCACACCGGATTGCACTTGGTCTTCTCCCACGGGCTGGCCAGCCAACTAGTGTATATTTTGACAGATCATACTCAAGCGGCGCTGGAACTGCGGCGGCAGCAGCAGAGGGTGCGGCCAATTCTACGGCAATGGTTAACGGGCCGCTACGTGACCAATTTGAGTTTGGCTTTTCCGCACTTGAGCAAGCGCTGGGTGGTACTGGTCAGACTGGCAAAATTTTGGGCAACATACCCGGTCTAACAACTGGTGCGCAAATTGCCGATAACGCCAAGGCGCTGTTACTGCCAATAATGAAAAGTGTATTTCGCGGTGCTGGTGAAGGCGTGTTCACAGACAAAGACCAAGAGACGCTTGAAGCGATGTTGCCCACAAGAAGCATGACAACAGAGGCAGCGTCTCAGGCGCTCGACAGCGTAAAAATGCTAGTCTCTTTGAAGCTGCAAAATCCACAGTTTGACATTTCAATCTATGGCCGTGGGATGGGCGGTGGCCTTAATCGGGCTAACCCAGTAGTTAAAAGCGCAAACCCTGCTTCACAACCCGCGCCAGCCGCAACAAGTGTTCGCAAAGCTGCGGACGCAATTCTCAATGGCGGTTGATAAATAAGGCATCAAATGGCAACAGCAGATAAATATGCGGAGTGGATTGTCACAAACAAGGACAAAAAAGGCACTGAGCAATTTGAAACCGTAAGACAAGCGTACATGGAGGCCAAGGCAGAAGAGGCTGCGGCCATGAGCCAGCAACCTGCTGTGCGTGCGCAGTCACCTGAAACAGAAGAGGTCGGCTTTGGCCAAGGAATGCTTGGACTTGGTGAGACGGCTCTGTCAATAGGGTCGGGCGCGGTTGCAACGCCACTTGCTGGTTTGGCTGGTTTGGCCGCAATGCCATTTGTTGGCGCAGAGGGAAGCACCGGGATTATTGATGCAATCCAGAGCGCGGCCACTTATGAGCCACGAACAGATGCTGGCAAGCAGATCATGGGCGCGATTTCCAAGCCAATGCAGGCCATCGCAGACGCGCAGCAATCAGTTGGTAACTACGTCACAGATGCCACAGGCTCACCCTTTCTTGGAACAACCGCGCAAATCGCTCCTGACATATTGGGCGGCTTGTTTGGATTGTCAGCATTCAAGAGGCTGAAGGGTGGCACTGCCTTAAAAAGCAACAACGTGCCAACACGTGAGTTGATGGACGCGCTAAACGAACACGGTATTGTTTACAGCGAACTGTCGCCAGCGGCTCAAAAAGCCATACCTGACGTTGCTCCGCGAACAATGATTGGCACAAGCGGCACTTCACGCGCTGTTGAGGGCGGGATAGTAACTGAGATAGAAGGCGGCGGTCGTCAACGTGGACTGGCTCCATATTCTGCTACAGCAAGTAAAAACCTTACTGCTGATGCTTTGGCCAAAGAAGCTATCAAGCAACAGTTTCCTGAAGGCGATGTGCAGATGATGAAGTCATCAACGCCTGCGACACAGGCCAAGATGCTGCAAATGGTTAGAGACAGAGAGTCAATCGCTGCCAATTCTGCAAACGACATTGCCAAGCGCCCATCAAACATTGTTGGTGACGCGGCGGCAGAGCGCTTGAAGTTTATTGCCCAGCGGTCTAACACTGCACGCCAAGAACTAAACAAAATTGCCCAAACCAACTTGAAGGGCAAGCCCTTTGACTCATCACCTATTGAGCAAGTTTTCATGTCCAAGCTAAGTGAGTTGGACATTGGCTTTGAGATGGTTGACGGCAAGCCGCAGTTTGAATTTAAAGGTTCTGCTGTTCAGGTGGATAGGTCTGCACAACGGGTCTTAAAAGACTTGGCCAATTTAATGGCCAACGATGGTGCGCCAGATGCACTTAAAGCGCACAACTTAAAGCGCCAGATTGACACGCTAGTTGAATACCACAAAAGCCCACAGCGCGGCATGACATCTAGTGGCCAAGCAGTTTTGAGAGACGTTAGGCGTGCCTTGAATGAGTCGCTACGCAATGCCGACCCAAGCTACGCACGTGTAAATGACACCATCTCACAATCATTGCAACTGTTCGACCAGTTGGATGACGCAACCGCATCAAAGATTACGGTTCGTAAGACATTGGACGATTCACGCGGTATGGGTACTGAACTGCGCAAGTTGTTCTCAAACTACGGTAGCCGCCAAGACTTGGATGTAGCGCTAAAGGCAATGGACGATTTGGCCAAGAAGTTTGCGTCAACCAGTGACTCACGTGAACTTGGCCCATACGGTGGTGGCCCAATGTCAATGACATCTCCTAACTTCAACGACAGCATTGTTGATTTGGCTCGATTCGCTAACGTTCTTGATGATAAATTTGGTACAGTTGCTAAGACAAGTTTTGAGGGCGCTGGTGAACGTGCTGTGAAATTTGGAGCAATGGCCGCGCAGGGCGGTGTAACTGCTGCGACCGTTTCTGGCGTGGCTGAAAAAGCCGGAAGTGTACTCAGAAGTATGCGCAACATTGACGACTACAACGCCTACCGATCATTGGAAGAATTACTCAAACGAGGTGCGAAATAAATGACTAAGCCAACCCCAATGACCGAAACAGAGATTAACGGCATTGTTCGCGATGCGTTAACAGACGCTGTTGACTTTGTGGAAAGCGAGATTGCGCCAGACCGCATTCGCTCACAGCGCTACTTTGACGGCGAGGTGGACATTGGCGAGGAAGAGGGCCGCAGCAAAGTCGTAGCTACAAAGGTGCGCGACACAGTACGGGCCATCAAGCCCAGCCTGATGCGTGTGTTCTTGTCTACCGACCGCGCTGTTGAGTACGTCCCTACGGGGCCAAGAGACGTAAAGTTTGCTGAGTTAGCCACGCGGTATATGCAATACAAGTTTAGTGAACTTGGCGGCTACCGAATAATCAATGACGCATTCCACGATGCGCTGGTCAAGAAGGTCGGCATTGTAAAAGCCTTCTGGGACACCTACCAAGATCAAGAAATCTACGAGTACAACGACATCAATGACCAAGAATATTCAGTCATTGTGAATGATGACGGCGTTGAAGTTGTTGAGCATTCAGTCACGATGGAAATGGACATTGATGAAATGGGCATGGAAGTCGAGATGCCTCGCCATTACCTAAAAATCTCACGCACAACTGAGCGTGGTGATATGGACATTCAGTCAGTACCGCCAGAGGAATTCTTTGTAGACCGTGGTGCTAAACGCATTGAAGATGCGTACATTGTGGCGCACCGGACTCAGATGCGCGTCAGTGATGTCGTGGCAATGGGCTTTGAGTTTGAAGAGGTGTCAAAGCTGTCAGGCTTTAGCCACTACAACACAACCGCAAACCAAGAAGAATTTGAGCGCCGTGGCTACGACACAGCATATGCTCAGGAAAACGTCCAAGACCCGGCTATGCGCTTAGTGGCCATCACTGAAGCCTATATGCGTATTGATGTGGACGGCACTGGTGTAGCCCAGATGCAGCGTTGCCTATTGGGTGGCGATGACTACAACCTGTTAAGGATTGAGCCTTGCAGTGATATACCATTTGCTGTTTTCGAGATTGACCCAGAGCCACACACATTCTTTGGCCGCTCAATTGCTGACTTGCTGATGAATGAGCAAGACGCCAGCACCATGATGCTGCGCGGTGTGTTGGACAACGTTGCATTGACCAATAGCCCACAGCGAGAAATTGTTGACGGGCAGGTAAACATTGACGACTTGTTGAACAACGAAATTGGTGGAATCGTCCGGGTTAAAGCGCCCGGCATGGTTCGCGACTTGGCCGTGCCATTTGTGGCTGGCCAGACCTTGGTGGCAATCCAGTACATGGACGCTGAGATTGAGTCCAAGACAGGTGTTACACGGGCCTCCAGCGGCTTAAATCCTGATGCCATGCAGTCTACTACTGCGGCGGCTGTAAACGCCACCATACAGGCGGCAGCAGGTCAGGTCGAGGTCATGGCCAGAAACTTGGCAGAGGGCGGTATGCGCCGACTGTTTAAGTTGATGCTGAAGCTAATGGTCGAAAACGTTGATGAGGCTGTGATGATGCGCATGGCTGGCGGTGACTACCAGCCTGTTGACCCGCGCCATTGGAACGCCAAGATGGATGTAGCCGCAAACGTGGGCTTGGGTACTGGCCGTGAAGATCAGCGCTCTGCTGCGCTTGCACAGGCTCTACAGCTACAAATGCAGGTGTATCAGGGCTATGGCCCAAACAACGGCGTAGTGACCATGACTAACATTCGCAATACGGTTGCAGATATGCTGGCAGTGCAAGGTGTACGCAACGCCGACCGCTACTTTTCGCCGATGGACATGGAGCGCGAACAGCAACTGCAACAGCAGGCAGCGCAACAACAGCAACAACCACCAGTTGACCAGCAAGCACAAGCAATCGTTCAGGCTGAACAGATCAAAGCGGCTGCAAGAGAAAAAGTTGAGACGCTCAAGTTGCAGATTGAGGCTCAGAAGGCCATTGCTGAAGACGACCGCGCACGCGATAAAATGGATCAGGAATTACTTACTGACGCTGCAAAGTTGTATGGCCAGTACCAGACCACAGTCGATGTGGCTGGTGTAAAGGCTGCGCAAGCCCAGCCAAGGTATCCGCAAGAGTCACCCGCACAAGCCGTCACAGGTGGAAGGTTCTAATTGAACGTCAAAGATCAAGCATCAAAAATACGCCAGCTACAAAACGACAGCGTATTTCAAGAAGTGATGCAAGCAATTCGGGACAAGCAAGTGAGCTTGTTTTTGAATCCAGAGTCGTCTCAGGACGCTTTGGTCGATGCGCACGACATCATTCGTGCGTTGGGCAACATTGAAACTTACTTCAACACTGTACTTACAGACGAGGCATTTTTTGATAAACAACAGAAGGAATCAGTACCGTGGAACAAACGACTGAGGATGTAGGTATTTATGGTTCGCTTAATAGTGCAGTAAGTGCTATGATTGAACCTGAAGGTGTTGAAAACGAAAACAACAGCACTAACGAAGATGACGAATCGGAAGAAGAAGAAACCGAAGAGTCAGGCGCTGAAGCTGAAGACGAATCTGAAGAATCTGATGAAGAATCCGAAGACGAATCTGATGAAGATGCGGAGGACGAAGAAGAAGACACTGACAGTGCTGGCAAGCAAGACCCTGTGTTCACCGTCAAGATTGACGGAACAGATAAGCAGGTTACTCTGAGCGAACTCAAGCGTGGGTACGGTGGTCAACAATTTGTCCAAAAGGGCATGCAAGAGGCGGCTAGCCAGCGAAAGCAGGCAGAAGAAGTCTACGCAGCCTTGTTGAATGAAAGACAGCAAATCGCAAAGTTGTATCAAGAGATTCAAGGTGGACAAATTGCCACACCTCCGAAAGCACCATCTAGGGAAATGTTTGATTCCGACCCGATAGGGTACATGGAAGCAAAGATGAACTTTGATGAGGATGTAGCTAAGTACCAACAACAGAATGAGAAATTTCAGGAGTTGTCGGCACAGCAAAGTCAGGCAGAGCAATCGGCTCGACAGGCGTATCTCATGCGTGAGGTAGAAACCCTAAAGACCGTTATCCCTGAGCTTGGCAACCCAGAACGGGCTGGCAAGTTCAAGGAGCAAATCCTGATAGCTGGCCAAGCGTATGGCTACACAGCAGAGGAGATTAGTCAAGTGGTGGAAAGTCGCGCATTACACGTTTTACGTGACGCGATGAAGTACCGCGAGATTATGAGTGGCAAGAAGAAAGCGGATGAGAAAGCACAGTCGGCACGCCCTAAATCAGCACCGATACGAGCAGGCTCAAAGAATCTTACGAAAAGCAACAAAGACGCTTTGCAAAAGAAGACCAACCTAAAGAATTCTGGACGCATCGAAGACGCGCTCAGTTTAATGCTTAAATCTTAGAAAGATACTTATCATGGCACAGCCTACCAACACATTTGACTCCTACGATGCAGTCGGCATCCGCGAAGACTTGGAAGACATCATTTATGATGTTAGCCCAACTGAAACACCTTTTTACTCTAGCGTTGCTAAAGTAAAGGCCACGAACACACTGCACGAATGGCAGACCAGCACGTTACGCGCAAGCGCAACAAATGCCCATATTGAAGGCGATGACACTGTTGCTGAAGCCCGTACTGCTACCTCACGTTTGGGCAACTATACGCAAATTTTTAAGAACGCTGTAACCGTAGCCGACACAGACTCTGGTCTGAAGAAAGCCGGACGCGCTGCTGAGATGGCATTTGCCGTTTTGAAAGTTGCAAAAGAGCAGAAATTGGACATCGAAAAAGCACTTTTTGACAACAACGCACGTGTCGCTGGCAACAGCACCACCGCACGCGAGTTGGCTGGCGCTTCTTCATGGTTGATTTCCAACACCTCATTTGGTGCTAACGAAGGTGCTGACCCAACTGGTGACGGCACTGACGCACGTACTGATGAGACAACCGCTCTGACCGCCTTTACGCAAGCCAAGTTTGACTCAGTGATGCAGTCAATCTGGGAAAGCGGTGGCCGTCCTGACACCGTGTACTTGTCTGCCTACCAGATGAATAAAGCCCTTGGCTTTACTGGTAACAACAACCAACGTTCACAAGTGCAAGCTGGTGACGAAAAGGTTATCAAGTCTTTGGCCGTATATGTCACGCCTTGGGGCACTGTTGAATTCATGCCTACACGTGAAAACCGTTCACGTGATGTCTTCATCATGCAAAAAGATATGTGGTGTGTTGGTGTTCTGCGTCCTACAAAGAACATTGAGTTGGCCAAGACTGGTGACTCAAGCAAGCGTCAAGTGACAACTGAGTTGACCTTGGTTTGTAAGAACGAAGCTGCCAACGGTGGCATCTTTGACAACACAATTACAGGCTAATTGTTAAACGGTAGAGGGCTACGGCTCTCTGCCTTTTATTGAATCACTAAAAACAAAAACGGGTGACGCAATGAAAACTGGTGAAAAGTTTATAAACAACCATGACGGCACTTTTGTTGTCCAAAGTCAATTTGACAATGATTCGTACATAAAACGAGTCGAGGCAATCAAAGAGTTGAACGGCGGCATTCTTGGTGAAAGCAGACTGGCTGGTGAAATACCTTTACACATTGTTGAAATGTGGGCTAAAGAAGCTGGAATCAAATGGGGCGACCCAGCCATGAAGGACGTGATAAAGCGCAAATTGTTGTCTGGTGACTTTGACAAATTTCGAGTTTGGAAAGGCACTTTTTGATGAGAAACGTTACAATTGACGGTGTTGAGTATGACGTTGATGAACTTAGCCCAGAGCAAAAAGTTTTAGCAAGCCACATTGCAGACCTGACTCGCAAGTTAAGTTCTGCAACTTTCAATGTGGATCAGATGCAGGTTGGTCGGAACGCCTTCTTGCGGATTTTTGAACGATCATTGGCGGCGGAACGCTAAAGAGGACTGACATGGCAGATACCACAACTACGAACTTAAGTCTTACAAAACCTGAGGTCGGTGCTAGTGCCGACACATGGGGCGGTAAGATCAACGCAAATTTAGATGCAATTAGTGCATTGTTTCCATCTAACGACCTTGCTGTTGCAAACGGCGGCACAGGTGGTTCAGACGCGGCCACAGCGCGTACAAACCTTGGCTCGCAGGAGACGTTGGTTTCGGGAACAAACATTAAAACGCTCAATAGCACTTCATTGCTTGGGTCTGGAAATATTGCCGCTCAAGCAACGCTCGTTTCTGGTACAAACATTAAGACGATAAACAGCACTTCATTGCTTGGGTCTGGAAACATTGTTGTTGGTTTGGCTGACGGCGATAAAGGTGATATTACCGTCTCTGGCTCTGGCGCTACTTTTACAATTGATAACACAGTTGTTACAGATGCCAAATTAAACTTATCCGCTAATGCTTCAAATGTAAAAACAGCATTAAACGCTTCTGGCTCTGCACCTATTTATGCTTGTAGGGCTTGGGTGAACTTCAACGGCTCTGGAACGGTGGCTATTAGGGCTAGTGGGAATGTGTCGAGTATTACGGACAATGGTACAGGTAACTATGCGATTAACTTTTCTACTGCGATGGTGGATTTGAATTATTGTGTTCAAGGTTCGATTAGTAGTGCGTCAGGAGGTGCAAATGTAGTGTCTATAACAAACGTTGGTGCTACACCCCCTACCACATCTAGCATACGAATTGCCTGCTATGTTCCTAGTGTATCGGTAGACCCTGTATACGCTTATGTTGCCGTCTTTCGCTAAAAGGAACAATATGAAAAGAATAATTTACACAAATAACGAAGGTGGCGTTGCCATCATTGTCCCCGCTGACTGCGGCTTAACCATTGAAGAAATTGCAGCTAAAGATGTCCCCGCTGGTGTAGCCTACAACATCGTGGACGTTGCCGACATTCCAACCGACCGCACATTCCGCAACGCATGGGAGCTGACATGATTACAGTGAATATAGGCAAAGCCAAAGACATTGCACATGATGTACGCCGCGCTGCTCGTTCAGTTGAGTTTGCTCCGCTTGATATCAAGGCAACCATTCCCTCAGAAGCCGTAGCAGCCGAAGAAGCCCGTGCTGTTGTTCGCATTAAGTATGACGACATGCAAACAGCCATCAACGCGGCAACTACAGCAGACGCAATTAAGGCAGCAATGCCACAGGGGGCTTAATGAGCCAAGTAGTAGTAAAGGCTAAATATCCTAAATATCCTAAATGACCTATCTAGCACTTGGCGGCTGGTACATTGCATCTAGCGCTTTGGGGTTTTACATTCTCTGGGTGTTCTACCTTGCAGTGATGAACCTGAAAAGGGTCAAGGATGCCGGTCTGATGACCAAGACCGCAATGGTGTTTGGTTACCCGATTTTGCTTGCAGGGTGGCTGGTTGACTTTATAATCAACGCAATGGTTTTAACGTTGTTATTGCTTGAGTGGCCAAAAGAAATGACGGTAACTGCTCGTTTAAAGCGTCACAACGCAACAAGCACTAGCTGGCGCAAAGCTGTAGCAGTGTGGTTTGAACCTTTGTTAGACCCTTACGACCCCAGCGGAGACCATATTTGATGGAAAACATAGACCCGATTCAATACGGCCGTTTGATTGCTCAAGTTGAAAACTTGACAACTAAAGTCGAGTCGATGGATACAGACATTAAAGAGCTACTCGCCTTGGCAAATAAAGGGCGTGGTGGGTTTTGGATGGGCATGACAATCGCGTCCGCGCTTGGCGGTGGCCTTACTTGGGCTTTGGGCCATTTTAGGTAATGCTGGCTGAATTAGCGGTTGCCAATGCGTGCTTTGCGGCGGTAAAAACAGCGCTAAAAAATGGTTCTGAATTAGCTGCATGTGCATCACAACTAGGTGAGTATTTTGGTTTAAAGGCTGAGATTGCAAAAAAGGCATCAAGCAAGGGCAGTGATTCAGATGCTTTTTGGGCGATGGAATCTTTGCGTGAAGCTGAGGCTGAGTTAAAAGAGATGCTTATTTACTCAGGACGACCGGGCCTGTATGACGATTTTTTACTCTACCAAAGTCAGAAAAAGCGTGAGCGTGAGCAAGAGGTTCGCGACAAAGCCCTAGCTATTTACAAGCGCAGGCAGAAGGTTTGGGGCTGGGTAAACGGCATACTGATTGGTATAGCAGTACTGACGGGCGCTATCGTTGTCTTTGGCCTCGTCTGGCTCATTGTCAAACGTGGCACGTTCTAATTTAAGGAAACAAACAATGATTGCACTAGCTGGGCTACTTGAAATTGGCGGCAAGCTGATTGACAAACTTATTCCAGACCCAACAGCCAAAGCGCAGGCGCAGTTAGAACTTGCAGCGTTAGAGCAAAGCGGCGAACTGGCAAAGATGGCCAATGAAGCTGACCTGTACAAGACAGAGCAAGGAAACCTCACAGAGCGATTAAAAGCGGACATGGGTAGTGACAGCTGGCTGTCCAAGAATATACGCCCTATGACCCTCCTAGCCATTCTGGTGGGCTATTTCACGTTCGCTATGATGTCAGCATTCGGTCTTGACGCAAATTCGGCCTACATTGAGCTTCTCGGCCAGTGGGGTATGCTAATTATGTCGTTCTACTTCGGCGGTCGCACGCTTGAGAAAATTATTGACATGAAGGCAAAGAAATAATCTGGAGTATGTGATGTCGTTCTGGCTACCTGTTGCTTTTATCTGCCTCACAAGTGGCAACTGCGGCTTTGCTAACGGCAAACTAACGGCAACGGCCAGCGAGTGTGAACAGAAGAATTACGAGGTCAGACATAAGCTGGCCACAGAACTGGATGTTGCAAGTTTTAAACTTGTCTGCATACAAATAAAGAAAGACGAATTTATATGAAGCTGTCGGCAAACTTCTCGCTGAACGAACTCACTAAATCAGAAACGGCGACCCGCAACGGCATATTTAACACCCCATCTGCGCTGGTCATTGAAAAGCTGCAAGCATTGACTGACAATATCCTGCAACCCTTGCGCGACAAATTTGGCCCAGTCATTGTTACAAGCGGCTACCGTTCGCCAGAAGTGAATAAAGCAATCGGTGGCAGCACCACCTCGCATCACTGCTTTGGCTACGCAGCCGATTTTGAGGTGCTTGCTAAGGACAATCGCGAGTTAGCTATATACATCCGAGACTCGTTAACTTATACCCAACTGATACTTGAGTTTTACAATGGCGACCCAGACTCAGGCTGGGTGCATTGCTCCTATGACGCGGCAGACCTAAAGTGCCAGACTCTTACTGCGCGGCGGGTTAATGGGCGCACTCAATACTCCAACGGGGTTCTTTAACCGACCTGCAACGACCACTTCCTTTGTTGAAAAGAGGTGGCCGTTTGCGCAGACGTACCGTCTGTAGGTAGACCCGTTGGCTCGCTGTCTGGTTTCCTTGACCTCGCACCAACTGCGGCATTCTGGGCAAATCATTTGACCTTGTCCTGCTTGCCGTCTTTGAAGTGCAGGTTGTTCCCGACACGGCTAGGATACCTGTCATGGTCATCAGCGCCCGGTCGAACGGCTGGCTTGGGCGGGTCGTTGTAAATGCCATCCATTTTGCTGAATGTCATGCTGCGTGCAATAGAAATTTCGTCTAGGAATTTTTGTCTATCGCTCATGTGTTACTCCTTGCTCTGATTGCTTTTGCCGCTTCGTCTGCCAGCAGTTTTGCTGGAGATTGGTCATGTAAAAAACTGCCACCTTCCAACAACTTGGCACAGGCTTCACGCTCTGCCAACACTGCCTCCTTGTGGTTTTGCTTCATCGCCTTTGTCAGAGGGCTGTCTAGCCAAGCTTTAAACTCAATCGTCGTGGTCATGTTCTCATCTCCCGTTCAATAGCCAGCAGACGCTGCTCGGCTTGTTTAAGTAGCCAAAGCACATCAGGCCCATTGGCGCGAGTAGACGCAAAATAAAACGAGCCGTCAGCTTCATAGCCAACAATGACCACCTCTTTTAACAGTCCTACTGCACCAGTCAGCACCGCGTCGGGGTCAAGGTCTAGGCGCGTCTCGCCCTCGTTTATGCCGATAGGAAAGTCGATTAATTTAGCCATTGTTCTTCTCCTTTAATTTTTCTTCAATAAACTGTGCAAACTCAAAAACAGTTGGGCGGTATGGTAAACCCCACGAATCAACATCTATTTGCGTCAGCCCAAACCAAGGCTTGTGTGGTTGTGTTGATGTATACAGCGGGGCGCACTCCTCGTTGTCCAAGAACTCGTCCTGCTCATCGGCAGACATTTGAGCAAAGGTCTGGAAGTGGTTCTCGCTGCAGCATTGAAACCGCACTTTCTCACCACCACAGTAGCAACAGTACTGCGTGCTGTCTGCCATCAATTCTTCTCGTGTCATGTGTTCTTCTCCTTCAAAGCCAACTCAACAGCGGCTCCATAAGACAGCCAGTCAGCGCTCATACAGCCAGCGTTCATTGCTACCTGAATATGCTCCTCATTAGTCAGTGCTACCCATTGCTTATTTGAGTAATCCGTTTGAGGAATCTGAGGAATGTCTTGGGTAATAGGTTTTGCTAAGGCAGCCTCTAACCTGCCCATCGCAGCGTGTATGTCTGTAGTCGCATCACGGCCAGCCTGAAGCCCACCAAAATCGTTGACGTACATCTCAGAGTCGATAATAGCCAGCAGGTTTTTTGCTAGTTGTTCAGGTGTCATTCTGTTTCTCCTATTGCATAAACAGCTTGAAACGCGCCCAGAGCGATTTTTTTCTTGCAAGTAGCATAATCTGCCACCAAATGTTTAAATCGTCCATATGCGACCGTCTAGGTGGCTCATAGCGGCATCCAATCACCACCTTGCCAGTGTTGTAGCCTTTCATTTGGAAACCAGCGCCAGTTGGAAGTCAGCAAGTTCATCTGTAGCCCAGTCAAATCCTAAGTTGCACATAAGGTCTAGGTGGACACTAGCGTACAAGATTAACTGAGTGCCTTGGCTGGTCTTACGCAGCGAGTAAATTTCAATTATTTCGCAGTCATCTTTGTGCTGGCGAACGAATACGGGTTCTTTGGTCATTTTGGAATCTCCTGTTAGTTTACTGATATGTCTGCAAGGCGCTCACCATCTGCGCGGTATGAGCAAACCTCAGTTATAGATGCTTTGAGCGCTTTGCTTACGGCATCTGCTTTTGCCTGCTGCTTGTAATAAAAAAATTCGGAATCACCAATTTGGTTTCTTTGTGCGTCATAAAAGGCCACTGCCCAGCCTGTTTTTCCACCAATGTAAAAAATTTCTATGCGCATTTGAATCTCCTGTTGAGGGGCTTGCGCCCCGTTGGTTTTAGTCAATAATTTTAGGTCTTGCGATAATTGTTTGCTTAACGCCGTCCCTTGTCTCATGCGCTTTGATGGTAGCCTTGACAGTTACCTTGTCGCCGTGAAACTTGAGGTCATTTGAGCCTTTGTAGACTACCGCATTGCCAAAGTCATCACGGCACAAGTTGATAAAAGTCATGCCGTAATCGCCGCACAACGTTACAACGTGGTTGACAGTAAGGGTCAACTCAATGCGCTTGCCCACTTCACCAATCCACTTGCTGGCTGCATCACGTGCGGCACGCTCTTGCGCCCATTGCTCCAGCTTGACTTGACGGGCATCGATGCCCTTTAAGACGGCGGCTGACTGCTTTTCTGTCAACTTGCCGTAGGTGTCAAATGAGTGAGCCATTGAGCCAAGAAAGTTGTCTGCGTAACACATATGACCGTACTGCTCGTCAATAATGCGGCCAGCGTTAACAGCAGTGAAAATTTCTTCAGAGCGTGCTGTGTTGGCCAACCAAGTTTTTTGCGCGTTGCCAATGATGTTGCGCTTGATGGCGGCGCTGTATGCCGCCTCATTCTCAATGTGGTTTGTAGACCATGTGCGCTGTGCTGTTGTCATTTTGCTATCCCCTGTTGTGTTGCGATGTGTTTATTCTACACACATAGCAACACAAAGGGAAGCAATTTTCAGTTATTTTCTAAGTGGTTACCCTACTTGCCAGCAAGCGCCTTTTCAAGTAGGAACAGCACCTGTCCTGTGAACGAGCGTTGCTCCTTGCCTGCCAGCGCAGTGATGCGGTTGAAAAGGTCGAGCGACATCCGCACTGAGCAGTATTTTTTGGGGTCTTTTTTGTCCATAGTATTTTCCTTTAGAACGGCATATCGTCATCGAACTCAGGCGCAGGCGCAGGCGCTTGCTTGGCGGCTTGCCTAGCGGCTGGCTGTTGGGCTTGTTGCTCTTTAGGCTGGAAGCTGAACGACATAAATTTCGTGCCGTTTGCGCCCACTTTAAGCCATGAACTCATCCACATTTCCACGCCACCGACCATGCATGAACCCTTGTAGTCTGGGTGATTTTCTTTTTCTTTCTTTTCATTGCGAAATATAGAACCTGAATTGTCCCGTTGTTCGAAAGCCATGATTTATTCCTTTATGTCAATGATTTTGTAGACCCGCACAGTACGGGCGTGTGATGCAAGATGTGTCGCATTGGTGTAGCCAATTGGCTTAAATTGTTTTCCGCGCAGGACTGCGCCCCAAGTGTTTACGTGATAACCCGCTGGCAGGCTTACAACCTTGCGCAAGTCGTTAATTGTTACCTCGCCGTTGGCCTTGCCTATTTTTTTAGCAACGGCTCTAGCCTCATTAATCCACCTTTTTCGCTTTTGCTCTAGCATTGCCAATACGCGGTCGCGTTCTTGTTTTGCAGTCATAGCTAGTCTTTCTTCTTGAGTGATGCGCGTGTCTTAGAGTCCAGCAGCGTCCACAGTGCGAGTTTCTGAGCTTCTTCTAAGTTAGCGCTAATGACAATTTGTCTAGCCTTAGCTGGGTCTTCTGTGACCGCTTCTTTCAACATATCGGCTAGTTCTACCAGTTCAGCCATTTCGTCATCTGTGACCAACTCGCGTGCGCCTTGGTTGGGTGTGATGATTGGGTCTTTCTTGGCTTCTAGCGGCTTGCCTGCGTCCAATACGTCATGCTCCACAACTTCCAAGGCTACCATCCAGAGGTAACGGCGAATATAACTAATCACTGCGCCCAAATTTTGCACCGGATGCATACCTTTTAAGTTTGCTGGCTCCATCGGGCTGGTGATTGCAATTTCAGTCTGGTCATGCACATCTGTGATAGTTAAAGTGGCCAACTCTTTGCCAAAAGATATGTAGCCACTCAGTCCTATGCGAAAGAAAATGTTTTGAATCTCTGGCAAAAAGTCGTGCAGTTCAAAATACGAGTAGCCAGCAAATTTATTAGTGCCACTTTTTTTAAGAGGTGCGCTTTGCAAGTCTATTCTGGCTTGCATCAGTTTGATGTGTACGCTCATGCTAACCTCAATACTTCAATGTTGTCGGTTGCTCTGTGAATCATGTAAGAGCCATTGCCCCAATGATGGCTAAGGTGGCCGCACAGTGCGCCTCGAATAGACTCCTTGTCGAATTCCCCGAATGGGATTAGCGCAACGTCACCCACTTTTATGTCCTTGAGAAAAGGTGCAAAGTGGTTAGTCAACGTGCCGTAGCCGTATCGCGCATTACGCTTGAGTTTGACGGCTTGTATGGGTGCGCCCCACTCTTTGTCGGCTGTCTTGATGTGATAGGTAGCGCCACTTGCTGAAAGCATCCTGATGGCTTTCTCAATGGCAATTTGATGTATAGACATAACTATGTTCCCTTTTTAGTTTGCAATTAACATTGCGTCAAAATCACTATCGTCAAAATGAACGGTAGCGCCCTCATAAACGATGACTGCTGCATCGTTTTGATCTTTTAATGCTTCCAAGTCCAACAGACAATCAATGTAAAAGTCGGTCTTGTTTTGACCAAGAAGCTGGCCTAGTTTGCGTTCGCCTTGGCTGTTTAAACTGTAGACGTTTTTTAGATGCTCAGTCATTTTTACTCTCCAATTAGATTTAAATATAACACACAAATCAAGATGCAAGACGGCGTGTGTACTTTCTTTTTGTTTTTTCTTCCGGGTCAGTTGGCGGTGTCTCTTTGGCCAAGGTCAGCAGCGCGTTGCGAATGTTGGCCACTTGTGCTGATGTTAGTCTGCCGTTCAAGTCAAGGATGCGTGCTGTGCGCCCTGCTTGATCGTCTGTGTAGCCTTTCGGTGTGCGACCCATGCTCAGGTACATCTCAACCATTTCAACGTCACCAGTGTCTGTACGCCACTTGGCCCTGATGTCTTCCAAGCGCTTGGCACTGAGTTCTAACATTTTGCTCATTTGGTTTTCCTTAGTTGGGGCTTTCGCCCCGTTGGTTTAAAAGTTGTAGTCGTAAAACTTGATCGGCTGGTCGTTTAACTTGAAGCGGCGACCATGCTTGTCTTTCCAGCCATCTTTGCCAAGTCGAATGCGAATGACTTGAGCGGTTTCGTCTGAAGTGATAAACCATTTTTGTTGACGTTGGTTTGAGCAGTGGGCAGAAAAGCCGCCGACATGAAAGTCCATTTTCACGCTGTCGTCTTTTGTTGCGCTCATCTCACGAACTTCGATTGTCTTGCCACTGACGGCGCGGACAACCTCAAATGGGTTGACATCTGAGTAAGCGATGTGGTTTGCGTATTGTGTCATTTGGAAACTCCAGTTGTGTTGCGATGTGTTTATCTTACATCAAGATAAACACGTTTGAATAGGGGGTTACCCTACTTTTTCCATTTTTAAAAACTCTTCTCTTGTCAACTGCATGACGCAGCCTGTTTTGGTCAAAACAGTGCAGTTGCCGAGGCAGTCCCAGCCGAAAGCAAGAAACGCTTTGACCTTGCGAATTTGTTGCGTATTCAGCGAACGGCACTCGCTGTGTGACAGCGCGGAACAAAGGCCTCTAAACTTAGAGGTCTTCATGTCTCTGATAAAGCCGCGAATAAGATATTGGTTTGGGTAGTGCTTCATTTCAATCTCCTTCTGGGTTGGTATGTGTTTATTATGACATAGAAAACACACACCAATGTTTAGGGGTTTCCCCTAATTGTGTAAAATAAATTTGCACACAAATAATGATATATGAACACAACTTTCCAAACTTTTATTGAAGACCTTCATGTGCTGATGCGTCAGCTACCGCATGGAGATATTGAGTCTGTCCTGTGGCTTAACAGCTTGCAGTTCAACTGCGTGATGGCTGCTGAAGAAATTCAGCGCGTAGACCTGAACAAAGAAAACTTTGGAGGAACAGATTGATGCATGACCCAGTCAACCATCCGGCGCACTACACCGGACATCCAAGCGGTGTGGAGTGCATAGACATCACTGAGCATTTCGGCTTCAGCTTAGGTAATGCCATCAAATATATTTGGCGTGCAGGCTTGAAGTCGGACAACGCTGTTGAGGATTTGGAAAAGGCAGTTTGGTATATACAACGTGAAATCAAAAGGAGAAAAAAATGATTGCTTGTCACTTTAGGGTTATGCAAGACGGTGAGCCAGTGGGTTGGGTCGGGTTTGCTTTTGCGCAAAACATGAGAGAGTTGTTTTGGCAGGTTGATGCCCATGTAGACCCATATAGAGTCGAAGTCAAAACCGCGCATCAGGGTAGCGCTTGCTTGCTGCAAACACATAATGGTGATGATGACTATGATGAAACAGACCCAGAATTAATTGGCCATGCTTCATTTGATGATGACGATTGGGAAAAACCAAAGTGGATAACAGACCCAGATTTCGTGGTATAGTTTCTACAGACGCGGCTAGGTTGGGATTTGCTCCCCGACCGAAAGGAGTTACCCCTTCTCTTGCCGTTGTTTCTTTCAAAGGGCGTTAAAAAAGGAAGCATCATGGGCTTTGGATTTTTCAGGGAAAACCGTCTGCGCGTTTACGGCGATGGACAGGGCAACATCGTTATCGCGGAATACATCGATGACGATCGTGAAGTACCAATCAACAAAATTACTATTTCTTGGGAGCGCTTTGAGCAATTCCAAAACTTCTTTGATGATTTAAGGGTGGAGGCGTTTGCCTCAAGTGAGGTCAGTGATGAAGCCTAAAAATTGGACGCACTTCCAGCACTACAAAGACCGCTGCCCACCTTGGATTAAATTGCATAAAGAGTTGTTAAACGACCGTTCTTTTATGACCCTACCAACTGCTAGCAAGGCGCTAGCACCTTTGTTGTGGTTGCTAGCAAGTGAGACAAAAGACGGCTCATTTGATGCCTCTATTGATGAGTTGATGTTTCGACTGCGTATGCCTGAGTCTGACATTAAGACCGGACTCAAGTCATTGATTGATAAAGGGTTTTTTATTGATGATAGCAACGTGCTAGCAGACCGCTATCAAGATGCTATACCAGAGACAGAGACAGAGACAGAGACAGAGACAGAGACAAAGAAGAAAAGAACAGCAACACGCGGGGCGCGGTTGCCAGCAGACTGGAAACCTAATGCTGAATTGGTTGCATGGTCAAAGACCGAAAGACCAGACTTGGAACTGCGTAAGGTGTTTGAAGAGTTTAAGGATTACTGGTCATCAGTTCCCGGCTCGAAGGGTGTCAAGCTAGACTGGGATGCAACATGGCGCAATTGGGTTCGCAAGCAAACTGCTGCCAAGGCATCGTTTGCACAACAGGCTTCAGACGTTGTTCGCAGCACTGTGCCGTACAGTCAAGACGCAGCGCTCCGCAAGGTTGAAGACGACCACAAAACAGGCGCACCGCCACCGGCACACATCAGAGAAATGATGCGTGGAATTTTAGGAGTAAAAAGTGCGTAAGAAGTCAAAGTACGTACCCAAGCCTGTGCGAGTAAACACGATGGAGTTTGTCACTGAAAGCATTTCACCCATTTCGGGCATGAAGTCTTTTTACACAACACTGAACCTGAAAAACATGAGTGCGCTGGACTCCTTTGGCAAAGGCACTGCGACCAAGCTAGAGGCTGATGTTGTCATCGAGGCTCTAAACGTCTGTGAGGCGTACTGCATGATGAATGTAGGGCGTGAGTACCGCCAAGATGTTTTAATCGCGCTGAAAGCCCTTCAGGACGTTTGCGTGAGGTCTTTGACGTTAGAGGGTAAGTTCATTTGCCAAGGCAACGAGTTTGAGTTGATAAAAGCTGGTTTTGAAGTACACACTGCGCAGCTAGAAGTGGCCACGGTTGGTTCGCTTGAAACTGCAATCAAGCTGGTCTTCAGCACACTAAAAGCAAAGCGGGCGAAAGTAATTCAAGATGCGTAAAGTTATTTCAGTCAATCAGCACTTGCTTGCCAAGACTTGGAAGTTGTTTACGTTCTCAGAGCGCCAAATGAGCGCCCACGACTTGGCCCATGAGCTGGAAATCGGCATGGTGACGGCTTACAGGTGGGTCAGAACGATTCACGACCACAAGCTGGTTCACATCTGTGGCTGGCGTGCGGACACCATTGGTCGCTTTAATACGCCGATCTACGCCGCTGGCGACTTGATGGACAAACCAAAGCCAAAACGAACACCCCACGACCGGCGACGGGCTTACAAAATTAAGATGGAAATTGCGAGGGCTGGCAAATGATTCAAATAACACTCTGGAGAACAAACCTCATGACACACAAAAGCGGCATTTACAAGTTTGGCAACTTGGTTTTAAAGTACTTAAATCACCCGTCAAGCATTGACTTTTATTTTGTAACTGCATTTGCTTGTGCGGTCGGTGTAGTCAGCTTTGTTGCTGGCGTGCTGTACGGCTTTGCTTTTAAAGGGTTGTAATGCCGATAGAAACTGCACGCAAGATTCTTAACCAACTGAGGGATGGTAGTGAGCAATACAGCGAATACGTCATTTCAGAAGCCCTCAAATCAACGGGCGACTTGGCCGAAATTTACGAATGAGCAACGAGCAAACTACGAGCGCATTGCTGTTGAGCAAAGGCAGATCAACGACATGGCTGATGCAAGACTGTTGGTTCAGATTTACCACTCAAAGAACAAAGACATCCAAAGAGAGTGGCTTCAAGGTGCATTCCTCAAGATTGTAAAAACAAGCGGTGCGGCTCAGATGGAGAAAATCCGCAGTTGCATGACAAAGGTGAGGTTGACAGAATATGAAAATAACATTGCGCAATAGCAAACAAGGTGTGTCGCAGATGAGACAACTGTGGGACAAGATGAAGGTAGCGCTAGACGGTGGCTCTGCTCTAGTGGTAGATGTCAAGCTGGAGAGCAGGTCGATTGAGCAGAATTCTATGTTTCACGCGATTATTAGCCAGATAGCTGTGCAGGCTGAACACGCTGGAAGCAAATGGGACGCAGAAAGCTGGAAGCGGTTACTGGTTGATGCCTACTTTTCCGAAAAGGGTGAGCGTGTTGGCCGGGTTGTGCCAAACTTAACTGGCGATGGAATAGTCCAGTTGGGTGAACAAACCCGTAAATTTAACAAATTGCAGGCCAGCGAGTTTACAGAATTCTGTTTAGCGTGGGCTGCTACAAGCGGAGTGACGATCAATGACTAAAAAGTGCAAAGTCTGCCGTGAGACGTTTACGGCAGACAGACCCATGCAGGTAGTGTGCAGCTACCGCTGCGCAATTGACATATCAAAAAAGATAGCGGCGAAAGCTGTCAGGGCTGACAAAAAAGAAACTAAGCTGAAACTGGACGCTTTGCAGACCAAGCCGCAACTGGTGAAGAAGGCCCAGACTGCTTTCAACGCATTCATCAGGGCTAGAGACTACGGTAAGCCTTGCATAAGCTGTGACAAGCCGTTTGACCCAGCGCCCAACACCACTGACGCTGGTCATTTTCGGAGTACAGGCAGCGCGGTAAATATGCGTTTTGTGGAATGGAACTGCTGGGGACAATGCAAAAATTGCAATAATTTCTTGGCAGGTAATGTGGTCGAATACCGCAAGCGCCTTTTAAAGCGAATAGGCAAAAAAGAACTT